ATCGTTGGTGGCGCTTAATAAATAATAAGAAATAGGAGAAACAAATGGCTTTCAACGTAACAGAGTTTCGTGCAAATCTCATTGGAGATGGTGCTCGTCCCAACCTGTTCCAAGTCACAATGACTTTCCCAACTTATACTAACGATTCAGTAAATTCTGGACAAGCACTAACATTCCTGTGTAAGACTGCACAATTACCAGGTTCAACTGTTGGTACTGTACCATTATATTACTTCGGTCGTGAGTTGAAGTTTGCTGGAAATAGAAACTTTGCTGACTGGACAATCACAATCATCAACGATGAAAACTTCAAAGTGCGTAAAGCCTTTGAATCTTGGATGAACGGTATCAATTCTCATGGCGCTAACGTGCGTAATGGTTCTGCCGTAACACCAACAGGTTATTCAGTTGATGCTAAAGTAGACCAATATGATAAAGCAGGCAACATCATCAAATCATATAAATTTGTTGGTGCTTTCCCTGTTGACTTGTCACCAATTGACTTAGATTGGGGTGCAAATGATTCTATCGAAGAATTCACTGCAACTCTAGCATATCAATGGTGGGAGTCTGATACTACTTCCTAATTTTGTAGAGGGGGAATACGTTCCCCCTTATTATGTTTATTTGAAATGGATTTAAAAATATGGCACTAAGTTTATTCGGCTTTCAGATTTCTCGACAAAAGGCTGACATTGAACAGCAGTCAGAGAAGACCTTTGCTCCACCTTCTAACGAAGATGGGGCTTTAACCATTTCGTCTGCCGCTTATTACGGTACATATGTTGATTTAGATGGCACAGCAAAAAATGAGGTTGAATTAATCTCTCGCTACCGTGAAATGGCAATGCAACCAGAGATTGAATCTGCTATTGATGATATCGTCAATGAAGCAATTGTTCAGAACGATAATGGTAAATCAGTACGTATCGTTATGGACGATTTGAAGCAACCAGAAAAAATTAAAAAAGCTATCGAAGAAGAGTTTACAAGCGTTCTTCACCTAATGAATTACCAAAACATGTCTACGGATACTTTCCGTAGATTCTATATTGATGGTAGAATTTTCTACCACATTATTCTAGACGAAAAGAACCCAACAGAGGGTATCAAAGCACTCAGATATATCGATCCACGCAAGATTCGTAAAGTGCGTGAGATTAAAAAAGACAAAGACACTGGCACTTCAGTTGACGTTGTTCAAACAGTTAATGAATACTACATCTACAACGACAAAGTAGTATCAGGTTCTTCTTCTAGCTACGGACCAGTTGGTGTTCGTATTGCTAAAGACGCTATTATCAATGTTAATTCTGGTCTAATGGATTCTCGTAGAGCGGTTGTTCTGTCCTATCTACACAAGGCAATTAAACCTCTGAATCAACTCCGCATGATTGAAGATGCTACGGTTATTTACCGCATCTCACGTGCTCCAGAACGTAGAATTTTCTACATTGACGTTGGTAATCTACCAAAGTTAAAAGCGGAACAATATCTCCGTGACATTATGGTCAAGTACAAAAACAAGTTGGTGTATGATGCACAGACTGGTGAAGTACGTGATGACCGTAAATTCCTTTCTATGATGGAAGATTTCTGGTTACCTCGCCGTGAAGGTGGTAAAGGTACAGAGATTACCACACTACCAGGTGGTCAGAATCTTGGTGAACTAGAAGACGTTAAGTATTTCGAAAAGAAACTATACAAGTCACTCAACGTGCCAGTGTCTAGACTTGATCCAAATCAGTCTGGATTCTCTCTAGGACGTGTTGGTGAGATCACCCGTGATGAAGTTAAGTTCTCTAAGTTCGTTGATCGTCAACGTCAGAAGTTTTCAGAAATCTTCTCACAAGCACTCCGTGTACAATGTGTCCTAAAAGGTATTTGTACCGATGATGAATACAATGAATTCAAAGAATACATTTACTTTGACTTCATAAAAGACAATAATTTTGCCGAACTTTCAGAGGCAGAATTGGTACGTGAACGTCTATCTCTACTTGGCTCAGTTGATCCATATGTTGGTCGTTACTACTCAATGGAATGGATCCAACGTAATGTTCTACGTCTAACAGACGATGACATGAAAGAGATGCGTAAACAGATTGATGCCGAAAAGGCAGCCGGTCTAATTATGGATCCAATGCAGATTGCACAGCAAGGTCAACAAGAGTTAATGAATCCTGATGGTGCAGGTGGTGCACCAGCGGCTGCACCTGCTGGTGGTGATGCAGGTGGAGCACCTGCTCCAGCACAAGATAGCGCACCAGTTAAAGGTGATCTTAGTTTGAATAATGACTACACTCCTTCGATGCGTATGCTTCAAAGAGTGTTATAAATAATTTTTGTTTAATGGAGAAATAAAATGGATAATATCAGAACAGTAGTAGATTATGCATTTCAAGATGATGCGGTAAAAATGCGTGATGCTTTGTACAATGAAATCAACGATAAAATCTTTGATGCAATTGAGCAACGTAAACAACAATTGGCACAAAATTTAGTAAATCAATACGATTCACAAGAACAAGAAGAAGAATGAAAAGTCTAAAAGATTTTCTTCATAAAGAGATTATAGAAGAAGGTTCTCCTGATGAAAACGGAGATGGTGTACTCTCGCCGGCAGAATTACACCACCACTTAGACATTCAAAAACGTGGTACGGTTGATCTTGGTGACTATGCGGCACACATTATGTTTCATGCACATCATCCAGAATATCTTGCTCCTATTGTGGAGAAGTTTAATGATGTACAGAGACTACATGCGGCTGGTCAAGAGATCAATGCACATGATCCAGTTCTATCAAAGTTAAAAGATAACTGTGCATTAGTGGCAACTTCTAATCCAGTGATGGAAGGTAAAACGTCACTATCAAGAGAACTTGATCCACCAGCAGTGTTGATTATGCGTAGAAAATCTGTTCGACAGTTTCCAAATGGTCAACGTGTCGCTCTTTATTATGTGGATAAAATTAACAAGTATGTTACCGTTCCATATGAAGATATGGCGTGGTCTTCCGCTAGTGAAGAAACTGTGTTTGATAAAGTCAAGCAAGTTAACGAAAGCAAACAAAATATTGTGGTAGAACATCTTGATGGTTCTACTTCTGAAGTAACTCCACAGATGGCAAAACATATGATGGATTTATATAAAAAAATCAACGAAGCGAACAAAGCAAAAATGTTAGATATGCTTGAGGCTTCAGCAAAACATTTTCAAACTATCGCTAAGTTTTCTAAGGAATAAAAATGGCAAATGTATATGGAATTAACGTATTAAAAGATGACACACAACATGCTGTTATTAAACTGACAGCTAGATTTGATGGCACTGGACAAGAATCGAACACATCAAGAATTACAGCTAACACACTCTCTGGTGCTTTAGCAACGAATGGTTTTCTTGTAGCTAACTCACAAGGCGGTTCTGCAAACACAACACTTCCATATTACGGTTTAGCTGTGAACAGAATGTGGTACGACACACCAGGTAATGCTAATACAGATGTGGAATTATTCTGGTCTGCAACAGCATCAAATACTATATTCTATTTGAATGCCAATGGTGAATACGATGGTGCTGGTAATTGGATTACAATTCCAAATCCAACAGCAGGTGCCGCCGGTTCAAACGGTAATATTGGTATCACTACACGTGGTATGGGCAATGGTGATAGCTACACAATCATTTTAGAACTACGTAAAGATAACGCACACTATCAACGTGGTCAATTTAATGATCCTGCGGCATTCAACTACGGTAATTATGGTTTGAGACCATAATGTCACTCGTTAATTGTTTTCTTTCTGGCAACTTGACGGAAGCCAGAGAGTTAATAGACAAAAGAATTAAAGAACTATTCGAAGAAAAATTAGAATTAATTAAACAACGAATAGTTAAAGAAGAATCTGAAAAATTAGGTTTAACAGAAGCCAATATTCAGAAAATGGGTAGAACAAAGTTGGTGCGTGTACGTATACGTGCTGGCAAAGTGCAGAGAAGAAAGAAATTCTCTACAGTAAAAGGTTACACTATTCGTGGTGGACGTGTTGTAAGAATGTCACCACAAGAGCGCCGAAATCGTAAGATGGGGGCACGTAGAGCAAAGGTTAAACTTAGAAGTAAGAAAAATATTATCTTACGTAAAAGAAGAATATCGTTAAGAAAACGAAAGGCAATGGGAATAAAATGAAACTTATCAAAGAAATTACCGAAACGGTCAGTTATCTGACAGAAGAGGCTGATGGTAAAAAGGTTCTTCATATTGAAGGTCCATTCCTTGTTGCCGAAAAGAAAAACAAAAACGGACGTATCTATGAGTTCAATACTCTGAGAAAAGAAGTACACCGTTATACAGAAGATTATATCAATAAGCATCGTGCTTTTGGTGAATTAGGTCATCCAGATTCACCATCAATCAA